GAGCTTTTCTTCGACGAAGAAGACTGGAAACGCATTAACGATCCGAGCGTAAATTTCTGATGGTTGATAAAGCAAAAGCGCCTTGCGACAATGCAAAGCGCTTTTCTTGTGGGTAAAATTCAGGAGGAATCACAACATGCCGAAATACATGAACGAGGCCCGCATCTACGGGCCGCATCCGTTCGCGTTCTGCCTCCAGCGGTTCGCTGACGGCGCTGGCGCGGATGCAGGTGCATCTGGCACCGAAGCAGGAACGTCCGAGGGCAAGGCCGATGCCGCGAAGCCGGATGCCGCGTCCGAAAACAAAGCGGAGGACAAGCCCGCCGAGGAAGACATCGACGCGCGCATCGCGAAGGCCGTCAAGGCTGCGAATGAGAAGTTCGTCAAGGATTACACCAAGAAGCAGGAGGCCGCTAAAAAAGAGCAGGAGCGCCTTTCGAAGCTCTCCGATGACGAGCGCAAGGCCGCCGAGTATGAGGCGAACAAGAAGCAGCTCGAAGAGCGGGAAAAAGAGCTCCAGCGCAAGGAGCTCAAGCTTGAAATGGTCAAGGTGCTTTCCGACCGGAAGATTCCTGTCGAGTTCATGGACTTCCTCGTCGCAGACGACAACGACAGCACGCTCGAACGCATCAAGTCGTTCGAGAAGCATTATAAAAAGGCCATCGAGAATGCAGTCAACGAACGGCTGAAGGGCAAGGCCCCGAAGGCCGGTGCGGAGGGTTCGCCGACCGGCGGCAAGCCGAGCCGGAGCGCATTTTTCAAGGCCATCTATGACAATCAGGTCAAACGTTAAGGAGGACAACAAAAATGGCAGATGACAGCAAGTTTTTGAAAGACAATCTTCAGGGTTTCGTCCCGACGCCGACGGCGGCAGACATCATCACGGATGTTACGCGCGGCTCGTCCATCCTGCGCTTGTCGAAGGTGCAGCCGATGGCGAGCGAGACGTTGAAAGTCCCGGTCATGGTATCGGGCCCGGGCGCTTACTGGGTTGGTGAGACGGAGCGCATTCAGACGTCCGTCGCGAAATGGATTTTCCCAGAGCTCACGGCCAAGAAGATCGGCGTCATCATCCCGGTTTCGAAAGAGAAGCTCAACGATACGACCATCGACGTCTTCGCGACGGTGCGCCCGTACATCGCTGAGGCATTCTACAAGGCCATCGACGCGGCGTGCCTGTTCGGCACTAACAGCCCGTTCGCGAAGAGCATCTACGGTGTGGCGAACGCTGCATCCCGTGCAGTCAAAGAAGGAACGAACGCAAAGCTCGACCTCGACATTTCCGATGTCATGGCGCTCGTCGAAAACGAAGGCCTCGACGTCAACGGCTTCGTCGCTGGCTACCAGCTCAAGAACAGCCTGCGCAAGCTCCGTGACAGCAACGGCAACCAGCTCTTCGTGACGGGCGTCGACAGCACGACGCTTTACTCGCAGCCGATTGAATTCTGCCGCACGAGCTCGTGGGACAACACAAAGGCGGAAGCCATCGCGGGCAACTGGAGCTACAGCCTCGTCGGCATCCGCGACCAGATTCAGTACGAGGTGCTCCGCGAAGCAACGCTCCAGACCGTCACGATGGCAGATGATAAGCCGCTCTCCCTCGCTGAAAATGACATGGTGGCCATCAAGGCGACGATGCGCCTCGGCTTCCTGCCGGTCAAGGAGAATGCATTTGCGGTGCTGACGCCGAAAACAACGGCCTGAGGAGGCATGAAGCATGTGGAACCTCTATGAGAAGGACGGCCGCATCATCGAGGCGACAGACCTTGCATACCGCGTGATTTACGCGGCACAGGGCTACAAGCCGAAGGCGGAGTCTGCAAAGGAGGCGGAGAGCGATGACGAAGGAGGAAGCGACGCAGGCAGTCGTGGAAAAAGTCAAGCTGCTCGCAGGAGAAAAAGCTCCTGACGAGAACCTGCTGACGTTCGCAGTCGAAAAGCTCGTCGCGGACATCCTCGACTACTGCCACAGGGACGATTTCCCGGATGCGCTCGTCTACACCGTGACCGACCTCGTGCGGAAACGGCTGGCAGACGAGAGCGCAGGAGAGGACAGCGAGCTCGGCTTTTCTGCGCCGGGCCCATTGAGCGACATCAAAATGGACGATACGGAGTTCCGCTTCGCGGTGAACAACGTCAATGCAACGGCCGTGCTCAGCGACCTTTCGTTTGACGCCATCAAACCAAAGCTCAACCTGTATCGCAGGGTGGTGAGCCATGCATGAGCCTCAAAGGACTGCTCCGAAGCGTCATGTATCAAGACCGTGTGACTGTTCGCAGACAGACGACTACCTTTGATGACGAGGGCGCTGCATGTTCCAAGCTGGGGGACGTTTACACGGATGTTCCGTGCAAGCTGTCGCAGTACGGCAAGATGCTGGCCAGCCACCAAGAGGACCGCGCCTTCGTTCTCTCGAATGACCTGCGACTCTGCTGCGATCCTGCCATCGACATCCGGCCAAACGATGTTTTGATGGTCACGCATCAGGGGGAGCTTTGGCGGCTTCGTGCGGGCAAGGCGTTTCTGTATCCGACGCATCAGGAGATACAGGCACAGAAAGCGGGTGAATCGAATGATTCTGTCGGGATTCGACGAGCTGGAAAACAGGCTCAACAGGATAGCACAGGAGATGCCGGAGAAACGTGACAAGTTTCTCATGCAAGAAGCGGAAAAGACGATGGAGCGTGCAAAGAACAACACGCCGAGCGATACCGGACTGCTTCTTCGCTCCTGGCATCGAACGGCTCCGTCTGGCGGTGAGGTAGAAATCTACAACGACGCCAAGCGCGACTCCGGCGATAAGACCGAGTATTACGGCCTTGATGTCGAGTGGGGGCACCGGCAGAAAGTCGGCCAGTACGTGCCAAAGCTAGGAAAGCGGCTCAAGCAGCCGTTCGTTCCAGGCAAGCACATGCTCCAGACGGCGCTTGACGAATCGGCAGACCAGTTCCAGGAGGACGCGGAGCAGATTCTCGCGTCGCTTTTCGATGCTTAAGCTGCGCGCCATCAAAAAGGCGCTGATCCAGAAAATCAAAGCTATCGTCCAGACGGACGAACAGCTGCATGCCTATTTCAAGGAGCATTCGCCGGACGCGGTGTGCGTGTATTTCGACAACGTGGACAAGGCGGTTTTCCCGTATTTCTACGTCGAGATGACGCCATATTCCCGCGCATGGGGTGAGCCCTATCGCGAGCGGCGCATCAAGGTCAACATCCAGTTCCTGCCCTGGGAGGATGATAACGGGGACTTCAATCGCAACGACTTGTATGATGTGGCGGACGCGCTTGAAGCGCTGATGCCGCCCGTCCTGCAAGTGGAAGACCGATACATTACCATCGTCGATATGAGCACGACATTTTATGATGACGTGCTCCATTACAGCTTCGACCTCGTGTTTGCGGATGCCGTGACCGATACGGAAGCGCATCGCATCCAGGCGGAGCTCATGAAGAAGCTCGGCCTTTTCATCAACAAGACAGGAAAAGAAGATACATCCATCTATGACAAATACAAAACGGACAAGGAGGACGAATAAATGGCAAACGAAGCTGAAGTCTTTGGCCTGCCACAGGTCATCATCGACTTCAAGACAAAGGGCACCACGGCGATTAAGCGCAGCGCGCGCGGCATCGTCGCGATGATTCTCAAAAATGAAGAAACAAATACCATCAAGCAGTACCGCATCAACGACGTCGGCGACATCCCCGAGACGGGGCTGACGGACGCGAACGTCGACCTCATCAAGAAGTGCCTGCTTGGCACGCCTCTGCGCATCCTCGTCTACACGCTGCCGCTTGACACGGTCAAGCCGAAGGAAACGACGGGCGAAGGCGGTGCAACGACGACCGAGGACATGAACACGCAGGCCGACGTCCTGAAGCTTCTTGAAGGCATCAAGTGGAATTGGCTTTGCGCGCCGACCGCGACCGTGCAGGAGCAGGAAGACCTCGCAAGCTGGATCAAGAGCCAGCGCCAGAACAAGCGCAAGACGTTCAAGGCCGTCCTTGCGAACCAAGCTGCCGACAACGAGGGCATCGTGAATTTCACGAGCTCGGGCATCAAAGTCGCGAGCGGCACGGACGATGACGGCAACGTCACGTACAAGTCTTACACGGCGCTCGAGTACACGGCGCGCATCTGCGGCATCCTCGCAGGCCTTTCGCTCGACCGTTCGGCGACGTATTTCAAGCTCACCGAAGTCGCAGAGGTTGACCCGATTCCTGAAATCGACAGCCACATTGACAAGGGCGAGCTCGTCCTCTTTGACGAGGATGACGGCGACGGCGTTAAGATTGCTCGCGCATGCAACAGCCTCTCGACGTTCACGACGGACAAGGGCGAGGATTTCCGCTTCATTAAGATCATCGAGGCCGTGGACATGATTACGGACGACATCCGCGACACGTTCAAAAAGTATTACGTCGGCAAGGTCATCAACGACTACAACCACAAGATGCTCTTCATCGCGGCCATCAAAGTCTATTTCAGCGAAATCAAGGGCAACGTGCTCGACGCGAACGGCAACAACACGGTCGACATCGATGAGCAGTATCAGCGTAATTACGCCATCCTTCACGGTGAAGACGTCGAGAAAATGAGCGCGATGGAGATTCGTCAGTACAACACGGGCACGAACGTCGTCCTCGCAGGCTCCGTCAAGCCGGTCAATGCGATGGAAGACCTCAAGATCGTCTTCACGATGTGATAGGGAGGGTTTGAATCATGCCAAGAGAACCAGAAGAAATCAAATATCGCGGCCGCAGACGCTGGAACGGCAACCACGGCAAGGTTTGGTGGGACGGCGAGCTCATTTTCGAAATCGAGAAATTCGAGGCGAAGGTCACAGCGAACCGCGAAGACGTCATCATCGGCGACAACGTCGACTCGAAAATCGTCGGCCTGAAGGGCGAAGGCTCCATCACCATCAAGAGCGTCGTGAACCGCAACCTGAACAAGTACCTCGAAGAGTGGAAGGAAGGTCACGACCCGCGCGCGACCATCGTCGGCCTGCTCGATGACCCTGACATGATTGATTCGAAGAAAGAGCGCGTCAGCATCGGCAACGTCTGGTTCAATGAAATCCTGCTCATGAACTTCGAGAAGGGCAAAGTCGTTGAAAAGGAATACCCGTTCGCGTTCACGCCTGGCGACGTGGAATACATCGAATCGGTAGAGTGACGGAAAGGAGCTAGCATTTATGGCTGTCAGTATTGAAGAGCTCATCAACAAGAAAGACGAAATCCAGAAGAACAAGAAGAAGGAGTACGACCTCGAAACGAGCATCGGCGAGATCACCGTCGAACTCCCGACGCGCTCCCTTGTCCTCGAGTCGAACAAGCTCGCGGAGGGCGAGAGCGATGCCTATCTCGTCTATCATGTCGTCGTTGCACCGAACCTCGCGGACAAGAAGCTGCAGGAAGCCTACAAGTGCGGCGAACCGACGGACATTGCAAAGGTGCTGTTCCTCCCAGGCGAGCTCACGTCTATCTCGCGCAAGGTGCTCGAGCTCTCCGGCTACGGCAAGGACATCAAGTCAAAGGTGCACGATGAGTTAAAAAACTGATCGGCAGCAACTGGGAAGCGGCGACCGTCGCCTTCCTCGTTGCTCACGGTCATCCCCTCAGCTACTTCTACTCGCTGTCAGAGACGGAAAAACTCTTCTGCCATGCCATCATGGAGGCGGAAGATGAACGTGAAACGAAACTCGCGAGCCTCGGGCTCGCACGAAAGCTGGTGACGTAAATGGCAAAGGAATTCATGCTGAGTGCCGTCCTCGAATTCAAGGACAAGATGACGGCTGGCATCCGGTCGGCGCAGTCTGGGCTCAAGAGCCTCAAGAGCGGCATCGAGAGTGTCCAGACAAGCGGGATACAGAGTCAGCTCCAGAAAGCTGGGGCCTCGGCTGAAGGATTCGGCAAAAAGGTTGACGGGCTCAAGGGCAAGCTCAAGGAAGTTTCCGGCGACCATCGCATCACCATCACGGCGCAGGACAACGCGACATCGGCAGCGCAACGTGCCACGAGCGCCATCAAGTCCTTTGCGGCCAGCGGTACGAAGAGCGCAAACCTGCGCGCCAATGACGAGGCAACGCCCATTGTCTCACGCCTGCGCGAAAAGCTGGAAGCACTCACGGGCAAGGCGTACAACGTCAACATCAAGGCGAATGCCAAAGGCGCGGAGGCAGGCATGATGTCGAAACTCGGCAGCACGGCTTCCGGTGTCGCCGGCGGCATGCTCATGAACACGTCCGCACAGATGGCAGGCGCGGCAGGCATCGGCTACGGGCTCTATGACATGGTCAAGAGTGCGGCGGACTTCGAGCAGGGCATGAGCGGCGTTGCGGCCATCTCGGGCGCAACCGGCGATGCGCTTCAGGCGCTCACGGACAAGGCTCTCGAAATGGGACAGACGACGAAGTTCACGGCAACCGAAAGTGCGCAGGCGCTGAACTACATGGCCATGGCCGGCTGGAACACCGACCAGATGATGTCCGGCCTTCCGGGCGTCATGAACCTTGCGGCGGCGTCCGGTGAAGACCTAGCGCAGGTATCGGACATCGTCACGGACGCCATGACGGCGTTCAAGCTCCCTGCTGAAGAGTCCGGTCACTTTGCAGACGTGCTCGCGGCGGCTGCGGCGAATGCGAACACGAACGTCGGCATGATGGGCTACACGTTTAAGTACGCGGGCTCGTTCGCTGGTGCTCTCGGCTACTCCATCGAAGACGTTGCTCTCGCGACCGGCGCGATGGCCGACAGCGGCGTCAAGGCCGACCAGGCAGGCACGTCGCTCCGCGCTCTCATGGAGCGCATGGCGAAGCCGACGAAGGAATCGGGGACGGCAATGGACATCCTCGGCATCAAGGCATTCGATGCCGCGGGCAAGGCTCGTCCGCTTCGTGATGTGCTCGACGAACTCCGCGAGAAGTTCAAGGGACTTAGCGGAGAGGATCAGGCGAAATTTGGCGCCATGCTCGCAGGTACTGAAGGCTCGGCCGGCTTCCTCGGCATGATGAACGAATCGCAGGAGAAATGGGACCAGATTAAGGATTCCGTCGATAATGCGAGTGGTTCCGCCGAGCGCATGGCGAAAATCCGGATGGACAATCTGTCCGGCAGCGTCACGCTCCTTGGCAGTGCTTGGGAATCCCTGTCCATAAAAATCATGAAGGGCACAGGGACTGCTGGAGGCATCCGCTCGTTCGTTGATGAAGCAACAAAACTTGTTACGAACTTTACAAACCGCGTAGAGACAGACGGCCTAGGGTTCAAGTCGATTGCAGGAACGGTCGGCGAGGCCATCACAGACCTCAAGAATAAATTCATCGAGTTCGACGGCGTCGGCTCCCTGCTTGCGGGTGGTGTGCTCGCGGCCGGGCTCCACAAAGTCATCAATCTCGCAAAGAAAGCCATGAGCGCCGTCAAGGGGCTCGCGGGCATGCGAAAAGGCGGGGCCATCCCCGGCCAGTCGGGTGCATCGTCTGTTGGGGAAATGGTGGTCAACGCCGCAACCGTCATCGTGAACGGCAAAAGCATCGCCGGTGGCGGCGTCAGCTCCGGCAAAAACTCAGGCGGCGTTATCTTTGGCCCTGACGGCAGACCTATCCAGAGCGGTGGCCGTACGCAAGCGCCAGCATCGCCGCCGGGGAGAGCCGCGATCCTCCGTGACAATGCCAAGGTTTTGGGCGGCGCGGGGGCGCTTGCGGCCATTTTCGGTGCGATGGACATCTACAGCGCGAAAAGCCAAAACTCTGCGCTCCTAGAGGAAGCTGCGTGGGGCGTCAAGCAGGCGAGCGAAAACATCGAAGAGCTCACCAAGAATGGGGGCTCGCAGGAGCAATGGCAGTCGGCGCTTGATGAGTACACGAAGGCGAACGATTACCGCGCGCAGGTGGAGCACGACAACCGCATGCGCGAGGGGGATGCCATCGGCGGCGCACTCGGCTCTACGGTTGGTACAGTGCTCGGCGGTGTCATCGGCAGTTTCGCGGGCCCTACGGGCACCATGATCGGTATGACGGCTGGCGGCATCCTCGGCGAGATCGCAGGGAAGCGCATCGGTTCCTGGCTCGCTGATTACAACGTCCAGAACACCGTGACCTTCGAGAAAATCGCGCAGTGGCTCAATCCGAAGGAAAAGGATCCAATCGGCTTTGACATCAGCGGCAAGACTGTCCCCGTAGATATCGTCGGCGATTCCATCGGCATCAAGGACACGACGAAGGACGCGAGCGGCCCGTTCGGTCTCCAGACAGACCTTTCGGCCATCGGCCCGCATGCGTTCGATACGCCGCGGGACACGTCGCAGGATTTCGGCATCACGGAGATGCAGAACATGTACACGACTGGGATGTTCGTCGGCGTGCAGGAGGAGGCGCAGGAGGCCGCGAGCGCTTCCGCAGACGCGTTCTCTGAGGCAAGCGCGTCCATTTCTACGGATTTTGAGAACACGGGCGCACAGGCGACCGCTACGGCGGATAATATCCAGATGGATATGCTCGGCTCGGCGCAGGGCTCACAGGACGCGTGGAGCTCCTTCCCATCCTGGTATGATGCCAGCGTGGCCGTGCCTACATCGGACGCGGCGGCTGATTGCGGTGCGGATGTCTCCGATAGCTTCGATACGTCGGCCTCGGATACGCAGGGCGCATGGAACGGCGTCGGCGGTTTCTTCTCAGGACTGTTTGCCTCCATCAAGTCCAAGGCTGCAAGCTGCGCGGCATCTGTTGCGCAGTCGATGGCCAGCGCGGCGGCATCTGCACGCGCTGGTGGTCATACGAACATCGCCGCTGGCCTTGATTGGATAGGTAACAATGCCGCATGGCTCGGCGGTGTCAGCTATCCGCACAATGGTGAATGGACAGGTACGACGAGCTTTGTCCCTGCTTTTGCCTCCGGTGGCATCGCTTCCTTTGCCGAGGGTAACGTCGCTCACGGCCTCGCGCAGGTCAACGAACATGGCGGGGAGCTCATCGACCTGCCGCAGGGGAGCCGCATCTACCCGGCGGCAACGACGGAGCGGATGATCGAACGGCAGCTCGAACGGGAAACTCCTGCCTCGCCGAGCATCAATATTTCGGGCAACAACTTCACCGTGCGCGAGGAAGCCGACATCGACAAGATCGCGCACGCCATCGTCCAGCAGATTCTGCAAGCCGAGGTCAATTATGGAGGTGCATTCTGATGTCTTTCATGACGAACGTCGGGAGAGTGCTGAACCTCGCTTCCTTCGCGCTCGGCGGAGAAGGGACGGCGCAGCGTCAGTTCATCCTTTCGTCGGACGGTGACAAGCTCATCCTGCCGGTCACGCCTTGGAAGTACGACGTCAAGACGGGGCAGGGCAACAAGGTTGTCGGCGTCGAGCAGCTCGGCGAGGCGCTGGTCTTCGGCCTGCCGAAAGCCGTGGAGATTTCCTTCTCATGTTTCTTCCCTGATTTGAATCACGAATACCCGTTCGTCGTTGGAGATGAGAAGAGTCCAGCCGACTGTGTGGCGCTCCTGACGAAGTGGAAGGAAGGGCAAAAGCCCGTGCGCATCATCATCACGGACAGCCCCGTGAACCTCCTGACAGGCATCATGCGGTTCGATTACAAGGAAAAGGACGGCACGCGGGACATCTACTACACGCTCGAGCTCACGGAGTACAAAGACCTCAACACGCCGGACGCGAACAACCCGAAGAAGATTGACGAGCAGACGGGGCTCAAGGGCCGTCCCGCGAATCCGACGGACGCGACACGGAACAAGCTCAAGAAAGCCTCGGACATGCTTGACAAGGCGAAGCACGCCTATGGGCAGTACAACAAATGGCGGCGCATCGCGGAATCGGCGAAGAACGGCGGCTGGAAAGACCTCGCCGTGGGCAACCTTGACAAGCTCAGGAAACTCAAGATTCCGAAGTTGCCGAAGGGGATGAATTGACATGGTCATCAAGCACAAAGGCACGTATCCGCAGATGACCGACATCACGCAGCTCGTGCACAAGATTACCTGGAGTGGCAGCCGGACGGCCGTTGCGCGAAAGCTCGTCTTTCAGTACCTCCAGGACGCGCGCGACCCGAACCTGCCCGTCCATGCCATCGACAACGGTGAGACGGTCTACGGGTACGACGAGGAAGGGAACGAGGTATTTGTCGGCAACGTCTACAGCATCGAGAAGGATGTGAAGTCCTCGCTCGTGACCGTGACGGCGTTCGACCATCTCATCGTCATGATGCGGTCGAAGACGACGCGGAAGTTCGTCAACATGACGCCGGAGGACATCACGATGGCGATGTGCAAGGAGCTCGGCGTCATCCCAGGCACGTTCGAGCAGACGGGCGTGCCTGTTTCTTTCATCGCTGTCCGAAAGACCGGCTACCAGATTATCATGATGGCCTACACGGAGGCTGCGAAAAAGCTCAACGCCGACAAGACGGATGACAAGGACAAAGTCCGCTATCATCCCGTCATGGATGGCGTGAAGCTCAACATCATCAAGAAGGGCACGCTCATCGAGAACTATGAGGCGAACGGGCTGAACAATTTGCTCAACAGCCGCTACAAAGAGAGCATCGAGCACATGGTCAACCAAATCCTCATCACGGAC